AATTACTAGATAAATCACCATCTTTACAACAATTAGTACCAAAAGACAAACAAGTGGCTCTATGGAACGCCATTGTGGGCAATTCTGGTGTAGAAAACCCCGAAAAATTGACTGTTTCTGATGAAGAGATGCAACAGGCTATTCAATCAGCCTCAAGTGCGGCATCTAAACCCAAAGAAATAGTTACAACCAACTATAAAGATGCTCCAGAAGATGTGAAGCGTCAGATTGAAGCCCAAGACGGCTTCCAACCCTCACAAATGACTTCTCCAGTCCAACAGGCGGTTGATGTACAGAAACAACAAGCCGTAACCGCTGCACAACCACCCCAACCACCCAACAATCAGGTGCAATTTACTTCATCGGATAGACAGGTTATAGACCAACTTACCCAACTAGGGGCTAATCACCAACAGATAGGTCAGGCACTGGCTATGCTACACACAGGACACTCACCTCAAGAGGTCATAGATATGCTTAAAGGTGCTGGGCAACAGCCACAGCCCAAAAAGGCGGTAAAGAAATGAATGATGATGTAATGCCCAATACTGGCGATTATTACTCCCTCAGAGAACCAGTAGACCAAGCACTGGAACGCAAACACGAGAAGTCACTGACTATGTCAGCCCTGCCCATCATTAAGCAGACAATCAGTCACTTAGATGAGAGGATTAAGTTCCGTGATTCCATAGATTCCATCAATGTATCGATAGATAAAGACCCCTTACTGTATCAAAAAGTATCTGAGGTTAATAAGATGGTTAAACAAGCGTTAATAGAGGAGAGAGCAATACTGGAAGATTTATTGGTAGAATACGGACCCAAGTAGGTGGGTTGCTACCTGTGCGTCAAAAAGTTAGCCCACCCTAACCAAAAATTACGCACAGGTAGGAGCTTATCAACCGAGCCCCCGCCCGTGAGCGAAACACGTTAAAACAAAGGAGACATCATGGCAGATGAAAAACCAGCCGAAGACGTAAAGCTAGTAGAACCAGATTTTAGTTCGCTAGACGAGGAACAGGAATCCCCGAAGGCGTCGTCAACCAAAGAAGAAACAAAAACTGAGACGAAAGTTGAAAAAGAAACAAAAAAAGAACCTGAAGCGGAAACCAAAGAGGAGGCAAAAGCCGAACCAGAGGTAAAAGAAACAGAAGAAGAAGCTGAAAAGCCAATCGAAGAAACGAAACCGCTGGGCAAAGGTGAAGAAAGAAAAACCCAACTCAATACCGAGATAAGGGATTTGGTGGCACAGCGTAATGCTCTGCGAACCGAAATTGAAAAAGTCAATTCAGAGACCTATCAACCCGCATCAGAGAAGGAGTTGGCGGAACAGGTAAACCCCGAAACGGGAGGCACCTATTCTGCGATAGAAGCCAAGGTTGAGGCTATGCGTCAGGCTTCGGAATTACGAGATTATAATGACCGAGTAACCGAAGCACAACTTACTATCGAGAGCGAAGCCAATAGAGTCCTAAACGACTTTCCAATCTTTAATCCCGATGCTAAGGATTTTGATAAAGAGTTATCCGATGAAGCTGCAGAGCTTTTGAACGCCAACTTAATCAAAGACCCCAACACTGGTCAAATTATCGGTTCCACCGTTATGCCCTACCAACTTTACAAAACACTCGCTAGAGCTTCTGGTATTTCAGCAGCCAAGGGTCAAATAAAAGGTCAAGAAGATACCGAAAAGATGTTGGCTAACGCCGACGCAGGAGGTTCATCTTCTCCACCCGCAAAAGAAAAAGACCCACTAATGGATATTCTGAAAAACTGGGACGAAAACTAGCAATAACAAAAAGGAAAAGAAATGGCAGTTTCACAAAACTATGCAGCCGCACATCTAGCTCAAATAGATGAACGGTTTGCTCTTGATGCTTTAACTGCTTCTGTCGTCAATAATGGCGGGATTCGTCTCGACTTTAACGGTAGAAACACAGTTACCATTTACACTGTCGATGTTGTCTCCGAAACCGACTATGTCCGAAGTGGCTCAAACCGCTTTGGCAATTTAGTCGAACTAGGAACTGGCACTCAGACATTTGTATTGAGTCAAGATAAAGCCTTTACCTTCACAGTTGACCGAGGAAACTTGGAAGACTCTATGATGGTTCAGGAAGCAAATAAGGCTGTTAAAAGACAGATTCGAGAAGTTTCAATCCCTGCGGTAGACGTTTATCGTCTAGCTGCGGCCCACGCTGCTGCGTTGGCCCTTTCACAGGGTGCTACCGCCGCTGTTACATCATCCAATGCTTACACTAAGTTTTTGGCTCAAAATGATGCGATGACAGAGGCTATGGTTCCTGAGACTGGAAGACACTGCTTTATGACACCAGCCACCTATAGCTTGTTGAAGCAAGACACCACATTTATGCGTTCTTGCGATACGACTGTAGCTAACTTAAAAGCTGGCATCATCGGTAATGTAGACGGAGTTACTTTACACAAAGTTCCTTCGGCATATCTACCGAGCAATGAAGTCTATCTGTTCATCTGGGACCAAGTGCTGATTGCACCTTCTAAATTCGATTCAGTGAGAGTCTTAACCGACGTCCAAGGAATTGATGGTGCTGTCGCAGAAGGTCGCCGATACTATGATTGCTTTATCCCCAACAACAAAGCTGCGGGTATTCGCTATCATCTATCAGCGTAAGTTAAATAAGTAAGGAGTCCTTATGGAACCAAGTACAATACCAAAAGGTCAATCGACTGAGGTAACGCCAGGTAGACCTAGAAATATTCCTGGTATATATGTTCATAAAGAGTCTGGTGCAAAGTTCATCACTTCAGAGGGAAGAGAAGGCGGTATCCAAGCGGATGCCCTCATGGACAACCCTTTGTGGCGAGGCGGGTGGGAGCGAGTGGGCGATGTTCCATCCCGTTTAGAACTACTTGCAATGCGTAAGGCTCAAGAAATCAAAGATGCCACTGATGCAGCCGTCGAAGAGGGAAGGCACTCTGCTGAACTCAAAGATGCTGTAAAAGCGGCTACAAAATAAGAAAGGTAAATAAATGGCAAACTCAACAACCCTCGTCACCTTACCAGATGGCCGTCGTGCCGTTAAGGTCACAGAGGCCAAAACACTCGCCGCTAAAGATAATGGCGTAGTGCAGAATGTCGCTGTTGATGCTCTCACTATCACATTGCCCGCTACGGTTGTAGGCTATTGCTACACAATCCGCAATGCTGGTGTCGCTAAGACATCTGCTCCGACTGGAACAGGTGACAACAAATCTTGCCTAGTTACTATTCAACCAAATTCTTCCGACTATATAGCTGGAATGGAAATGACTGCTAGTGACAACAAAGCCCTCCTAAATACCAAACTAACCGCTAATGTTGGTGATGAGGTTACACTTATCGCTGACGGTGCAAATGGTTGGTTCATCGAAAGAATCAAGGGTATTTGGGCACAAGGTTCGTAAATTCTAAAGAGTTGGGCATAAGCCACGATTAAGATAATTGTTATTCTTAACGGCATAAATGCCCTCTCACCAAATTAAAAAATAAAGGAAAATTAAATGTCAAATCTATTAGCTACTCTCGGCCAACAATATGAAATAATTGCTGGCACTGGTATCGCTGAAAACAAAGTGGTTACCTTTGACGGCAGTAACGATGGAAATGTTGGTGCTCTTCGGTTATTTCATGTAACTGGAGTGGTCGCCGTCAAAATCTATCCCCAGTGTTTAACCTCTCTAGTAAGTGCGAGTGGAACACTGGCTCTTGGTACTGCCACTAATACAACTGGTTTCATTACCACCACTACTGCCACTAATATACTTACACATAAAACATGGATTGGAACACCCGCAGCTCTAGCAACTGACGTGGTTGCCAACTTCCCTGTAGTTATTACTGACGAGGATATTGTTTTGACCGTTGCGACTGCTTTAATTACACAAGGCGTAATTAGTTTTACGGCTATCTGGAGACCACTATCTCCAGGAGCCAACCTAACTGCTTTTGTAAGAGGTTCAAGTGTATCAGCATCGGCCTCACCGAGTGCAAGTATCTCAGCATCCGCCTCACGTTCACTCTCGCCCAGTTCTTCGGCCTCCGCTAGTCTTTCCACCTCACCTAGCTCTTCGGTTAGCCCAAGTTCTAGCTCATCGTCTTCGGCCTCACTCAGTCTCAGTCCTTCTTCATCCGTATCACCTAGCTCTTCGGCATCTGCCAGCCTATCTCGCTCACCGAGTGCTTCGGTATCAGCTTCGTTATCGCCTAGCTCATCGGTATCACCCAGTTCTAGTGCGTCTAGAAGTCTATCACCTAGTTCATCGGCTTCCAGTTCTAGTTCTCCTAGCGCTTCAAAATCTGCCTCTCTATCACCAAGTTCTTCAGTATCTCCAAGTGCTTCAACATCACCTGGAACAGGACTATAGGAGTCAATTATGGCTATTAAAAAAACTGGTTCATTTCAAGGACAAAGTAACAAGTTGGGCTACGGTGGTAGGTCAGCCCAACTTAAGGCTCAGGGTGTGCCTGGCGGGGTTATAGGTAATCTCGCTAGGTTGGCTGGTACTCAACCTGGCGGACCCAACTATCACGGACAAAAGAAAAAGAAAAGTGCTTTTCATAAATTAATGGGGAAGTAAAATGGCAAAACTAGGAAAAGCTATCACCAATGTAATCAGGGGAGACACAAGGACTGTCAATCTGACCTTCCTACAGTCTGACGGAGTTACACCTATCAATCTAGCGGGTGGGACGGTTTACTTTACGGTTAACTCTTCCGAAGACCCAGCAGATGATACCAGTGCAGCTTTCCAAAAGACAGCCACCAGTTTCACCTCAGCCGCAACAGGACAGCACACATTCACGCTAACACATTCAGACACCGACATCGACCCAGGTAATTACTGGTTCGATGCTCAG